GGCGGATTAAACTTAGTTGCTGAAATGGTTTACGGCGAGCACTTAGACGATCTGTGGATTGGTCAAGAAAGAACTATATGGATTGATACTGGTGCTGGTGCTAACGGTATTGGTTCACAAGGTTTCCCATTCAACAATCTGTCAGACGGCATAGATTACGCTGAAACTGTTGGTATTCGCACACTACATTTATTAGACGATATAACATTAGACAGAAACTTAAAGAATTTCAAAGTAGAAGGCACTGGTACTCCAACAGTCGACACCGCGGGCTTTGATCTATCCGGCAGTGAATTCCACAGAGTCCAAATAGAAGGAACTTATATAGGCTCTATTATTGTTCAAGAATCTGTGCTGCTCAACGGCTTCTTCTTAAACGGTTTCTTTGAAAATAACGCGCTAGGCGGCGATCTGCATGTCGTGTCTGGCGGCACTGTGTTTATGAAACAGTGCGCATCGTCTATTCCAGGACTGAACAGACCGACTATCAGTATGAACGGCGCAGGTCCGTCTAATTTATCAGTACGCGGACACGATGGTGGTTTAACAATCAAAGATTGTACTAACGCAGCAGACACAATAACAGTAGAAATAGCAAGAGGCTCACTAACATTTGACGCTAGTAATACAGCAGGAACAATGGTAGCACGTACTTCGGGTAAATTTGTGGACGCTACAGCAGGAGCCACAGTAACAGCAGAAGTATTCTCTCAAGATATGTGGCAGTCAATGGATTTGGACACATTACCAAACGACAAGATCGCAGATATGGTTTGGAAGAAGCCTGTTGCTGACTTAACAGACTTTGACACAATTGGTGGATTCATAGCAAACTCTGTATTAACAGTAGGCAAGTTCTTAGGTCTGAAATAACTACAACGTTGATTCTAACGTTTTAATCTTTTCCTGTACAACTTCAAATTTGAACGTATTCCATACGCCAGGATGTAACGGCTTAGGATAGTCATTGATATTTACCCACGCATACCCACGATGCTCTCCATTCAATTCAGGAATGAATTCGTTAGATACAGTGATGAGATATGTATGATAGTTGAAATAGTAATCGTCGCTTGTAAATGTTTCGATTGGTATAACTTTAAGAAATTCTGGAATCGCACCCATTTCTTCATCGATCTCGCGATACAATCCATCAATGATAGATTCACCTTTCTCGATTTTTCCACCTGGCAAAGCCCAGGTCCCGGAATATTTAGATCCGTTTCGTAATAGAAATAGATATCGCTTAGTTGCAAGCGAGTAGAATAAACATCCGGCTCCAATAACAGAAGCCTTTTTCATTGATCACCTTTAAAATATAATTTGCCAGTACCCTGATTTGTACTCGCCTTCGTAGCTCTTCACCCATTTGGTCAGAGACCACGTGTACTGAATTTCTGTTGTTAAGTTTGTTACGTAATGTGTTTCGCCTACGCTGTCGACTGCGTCAAATGTTACGATCCAATCTGTGCCGTCATATTCAATTATGTCGTCTTTCTTTGCAATTAACTGGTCACCACCTGTTCCTTCCCAAGCATCAGCATAGCCAGGAGCTGTGTTGTTCTCGTCGCCTATGTCATCTACTAATAGATAACGCTGCCCTAATGCGGCAACTGGCAAACCCGTGCCAGGTCCCGAACGCAATGGATCTATTACAGCATCAATAGGATCTAAATCGTTTGCTGGAATTGTGTCTTGGTCAATTGCATAAAATAATTTGTTTGGGTTGTCGGGATCTTGTGTTATCGTTCCAGTAACTTCGTTAATTTCATCCGGTAATAGTAATACCATTTGCGAGATACCAGGACAAATGCTTCCTTCGTATTGTGCAAATACTTGATCCCATTCCGGTGGCGCTCCTGCTGTTATAAGTTCTGGAGAAGGCGCTAAGTTCGCCTCAGCTACTTGACTGCCTGATGTATCGGTCGCGTCTCCTGTTGGTATTAGTGAGTCTGCAGAGATAGAAGTATTATCAGCAAACTGTCCAACAACAGTTACTTCGTCTGAGTCTGTAACAATTTCAGCATTGCGGAATAATGTTAATTCGCTGTTTAAAAGCAATACATTGTATTTCAATGGTGCTACACGAACACGTTGACCCATGAGCAAATTGTCGTCAAAACCGGACGTTTGACTCACGTTATCATCCAATTCTAAGTCATAAACGCTACTAACGACGCGATGAATTATGCCAAGCTTTTTAACCTTGCTAGGAGGACTAACCCAAATAGGAATGCTAAAGGTGGCTGTATTAATATCAATCTCTGTGGAACTCATCATAGGCACCGATCGTGAAGACCAGTTATTACCTTCTAAGTTTACAGTCGTTAAGCTTGTCCAATCAAAATAGTTGTCGCTGGATTGTATTTCAAACGATGGATTGAACAATGTTAATATTTGCTCGAGTATTTGTAATTTTTGTGTTGTGTTGCTAGTCCAAATGTCTAGCTTCATTTTAAGTATGTACGGAACAGGCATTATGCGTTCAATTGTGAAAGCATTACCTTGCTCAGTAGTTAGCTCACCGGTATCAACATCTCGGTGTCGCATACGAACGTGACGTTTGTCTACAAAGCCTGGAGTCTGTATACGTTTTCTATCGTAATCTAAATCTGTAACATATGCAGACATAACTGGCACAGCATTTAAAACGTTCTCGCTGTTTTCCTTAAGAATGATAGCAGCTTGTCTGCTAGGATCGCCGTAGATAACAGGAACCGTTTTTAATGTGTCAGGGCCAAACTCAACCTGCCAGCCGGAAAATATACGGATGAATTGTATAATGAAACGTCTGACTTGGGAATCGTAAAAGAACTGGTTGCTTTCTGCCATAATATGTATTTATTAGTTGTCGGGCTTCGGACGTAATATTTGACTTAACGCCTGACGCTCTGCTGTACTGCCTAAGCAGTTATCGTCTGCGCTACCGCTAGACGTATTTGTATTGTTTTGGAATGTGGCTAGTTGATATTCTCTATCGCCTGCTGTTAATGGAGTACGCTGATCGTCTTCCATCTTAATCCAATGCTTGCCGTCGTATCTAAATAATCTGTTCGGCAGATAATCGATGCGTAATACAAAATCTCCAACAATTGCATCCAGTGGAAAATCAGTGCCTTCTGTTACAGGATACCCATTTGGTGCAAGTCCATCTCCAAGTATGTATGTGCCAGGAATTGCGCCACCAGCAATGTTCTCATCTGGGCTAACGCCAATAAGATCTGCTGTTGCGTTTAAATTATCTGCGGTAATATGGTCTAAGTCAGCACGTAAATTATACGGTCCTAGGACTTCGCCGTCTTCATCCAATGGAGCAACAAAGAAATCGCTTGTATCGAATCCACTAGCAGGAACATCATTCTCTGCTTGCTCAATAATGCTATCGTTAATATCTTCTAACTTGTCGCCAAATGTATCGCCAATATGCGCAGGCGGATCAGCTAATGCGTCATCGATAGGATTACCACCTGGACCAATCTTGTCGAACAAGTCAGCAACTTCTTGTGAGTTAACAAGTGGCGTAACTTTAACGCGCCACAAATGCGGCCACCAAGTTGGACTGTAACCTTCTGCTGGACGACTAGCATCTTCAACCATATAATATTTGCGCAATGCAGCAGGGATATCGTCGTCAAGTGGGTAGTAATCTATCATATGTGGCAGCTCTAATACATCGCCCGCCATTACTTTGCGCCCAATCATATCAACCATATTCTTTAAGTGGAATGTAATGAAAATTGTGTCAGTCGCTAAGAATAGACCAAACTGGGATAAGTCGAAGTCTGTGTCGTTCATTTTGTACGATCCGCGCAGACTGTAAATATCTGCTTCGTACTTACGATTGCGATTTTCTAGGAATAAAATGTCTTCAATGTCGTTTTCGGTTGGATCTTGGATTCCAGGCTGTGTTGCATCGCCGGTGTCTTCCTTTTCCAATGGGCCGAGATACTTGTGTATGTGCATATCTGTGCCACCAACTGTAAATTGTTCATTTATTAGGCGGTCAAAAAATTCAAAATCATTAGTATGTTTGCCATCCTTCCATAAGCTTATACGCGGCATTTGGTCATTTCCTTTGTCATACTACTATTTATCTATAAATAAACATATGAAAATCTACAACTGTTTTATGTCAAATACTCTTTTCTTCTTAGGAGACTTGGCAAGCAAACCATTAAATATGGACTGGGCAAACGAAGACACAGAACGCGCTGAATACTGGGCTGGCAAAGTCTACAACGTATACAACTATCTAATGCTCAAATCCGTGGACTACAACGATAAAAGTGACTGCGGCGTTTGGGGTCCTTGCGACGAATCCGATTATGACGACGAAGACGACGAAGACGACGAAAATAATTTGTAAGTCGTTGATTTACAACACCTAATGATTCGATAAATGGCTTGACCATACCCTCAAAACCCTGTATAATACTTGTATTAAATCAACAAACGAGTAAAAACATGGCCGGAAAAGACATTGAAGCAACTCCAGAACAGATTAAGCTTGCTCTTAACTCAGTTACTGGTCAAGCTATTGCACACGGTTTGGATGTTAAAGAGCCGCAAGTTGCAGCATTTCTTAAGTTGACTGCTGAGATTCAAGCACAGCAACACGCTGAGATCTTGATGACTTACAACTTGATCAACCGTATCCCGCCTAAAGTGTTTGCCGAGTATCCTGCGGAGGAAGCGTAATGTCTAAATTTGCACATAACGAAGTGGTTGTAATCAACCAATACATAGGTGACCAATACAACGAACAAGGTCGTGTTAATTCCATTATGGATGACGGTCGTTATTGGGTTACTAATATGAATATGCCTTTTATGGGCACAGTGTCTGACTTCTTTGAAGAAGAAGAACTGAGCAAGGTGTAATAGAATGAGCGATCAACGTCCAAACGAAGCATACGAGATTCTTTCAAACCTTCATTTAGAGAAATTGAGGTATCAAGTCAATTGTTATGTTGCTGCTGGATACGTTCCAGTTGGTGGAGTTTGCGTCCACAACAGCGGCAGCAAGGTTATCGAATATCATCAAGCAGTATTCAAAGCGCCGGTAACAGTGTAATGGAACCTAGCACAATAATTTCACTAATAACAATAGCAGTTTGTTTGCTTTCTGTAGGGTTGTCAATCTCATCCATTCGCTTAACGAACAAAGCTATTAAGCTCCGCGCTGATAAAGGCCCAAGATAATGACGAAAATCGAACGCGAAAAGAACATAAGCATTGCACTAGCACTTGCTCATATTATGGGCCAGTCGATTGGCAAGCAACAATTCAGTAAAATGAATTTTAAAATGGCGCAGGCTCATATAGCGGAACTCGCTGGACCTGATCCTGATGGCCGTATTAATGATATGCTCAACAAACTTATCAGAGGTAAAGTATAATGGAAGGCTACTTAGGCGAAAAGGACGTAACGCAACATTACGATCACGTACGAAATCCCGGCTATATGTCATTGAAATACATACAAATGTATGGCAGCATTGACGGCGCACATCACAAAGATTGGGTTATGGACCAAGTTGCTCGTATCTTAAATGGTGCTCCTGTAACAGTTAGAGAAGCTTCTTGGTCAAACGGACACACCGAACTCCGCTATAACGTTGGCACATCCGATGCATATGACAACTATGTCATCGAATGCAAAATGGGCGAAGATGGCGATCCAGAAGCTTACGAATATTCAATAGGAATTGCACCATGAAACGCACAACACTCAAAATACTGCTGGAAGAGCATCCAGAATGGGCCGATATGCAAATTGTCGTAGCTCCAGGCAATGGATATTACGATTATGCTGGTGGTTCAGCTAGCATATACGTTGACACGCAGGACGACGAAGATGTAGAATACGAAGAGTGGGAAAACGAACCTGTTCTTGTGTTTGCTGCAAATTAAGCAAAAATAATTTGCAAGTTGTTGATTTGCAACACCTAATGATTCGAAAAACGGCTTGACCACTAAGCCGTTTGACTGTATAATACACGTATTAAATAAATAAAACGAGTAAACATACTATGGCTAAAACAAAACGCAGAGCAGCAAAGAACCTTGACGTCGATTACGTAGGTCATCTTCCACGCTGGAGCGACATAGAAACTTCAGAAGACGAAAAGTTCCCCGAAATGATGCAAGCTGCATTACGTCATTATGGTTACTTCAAAACTGTTAAAGATTTGAAGAAGCAAGTCATTCAATGGATGTCAGATCACGAGTATTCAAAAGCTGACATTAAAGCATACAAGAAAAGCCTGGATTGGAGAACTCCAATGACAGCTTGTTCTTTGGCCGCAGCATACGGAGCAGGAATGCCGGAATATGAGCGTGGCACAAGCTACATTACTGAAGCTATTGCTGCTGCAATCGCAAGCAATGTAAAAGATGGCATTGATGTCAACGAAATGACACAGGAAGAAAAGGACGCAGCACCTAAAAAGAAAGCTCCTTCAATTCAAGATCGCATCTCAGCTAAAATTCAAGACCACATTCTTCACTTTGAAATTACTTTCGAAGATGGCATCATTGAGCGTGGTGAAAAGCATCCCAAGCCGGACGTTCGTAGCTACTTGGTTACAGAAAACGTTCCTGCTTCAATGATTACACGTATTGTTGAGCACTTTGAAGCGCAACGTGACGAGATTAAAGGATCACAAGGCGTAAATGCGGATGAGCAACTGAAAGAAGCTTACTCACATTTGTCAAAAGCTGACGTTAAGCGTTTTATGGACTTCTACAAAGCATTGATTGCTGACCTGGAAATGTACAAGGAAGAAAAGAAAGTCGCTCGCGCTCCACGCGCACGTAAAGCAGTATCAAAAAGCAAGCAAGTCGCTAAGTTGAACTATATGAAGCGTCACGAGCAACTAAAGCTTGTATCAATTAACCCGGAAGATATGATCGACTGTAAGGAAATTTGGGTTTACCAAACAAAGTATCGCAAGCTTGGTAAGTATGTTGCTGAAGGTTACGGTACGCTTGGTGTAAAAGGTACTTCAATCGTTGGATTTGATGTAAACGGAAGTGTTCAAAAGACACTGCGCAAGCCTAAAGAGCAGCTTGCAGAATTCAAGAAAGCTGGCAAAGTTAAGCTTCGTACGTTTATGGATGAAGTTAAAGCAGTTGACATCAAGCTGACTGGACGTATCAACAAAGACACTATCATCCTGAAAGTATTCTAAATGGAAGAGCAGCTTAAATTCGATACAATGAAGCCCGGATCCAAATTTCAGGTAGTACGGCTCCGGGACTTCGGCGTGTTTCTTAAAGCTTGCAGCAAGTTGAACCAAG